GCTGGTGACGGAAATCATGTTGATCGGCGCATCGGTCGTGATCGTTCCATCGGCGTGCTTGTAATTGAGATATAGCTTGATGGTCGCCGGCGTGACGGAATTGCCGAGCTCATCCTTGGGAGCCGCCACGAAAATCAGCATTTCGCCGCGCACGTGTTTCTCAGCCATGGCACCTGATTTCCACAGTGATGGTGGTTGAGTTCAACGCGGCGCCAAGGTCGCAGATGACGACCGTCGGCAGCCCGGTCTCGATCTGGAATGCATTGTTCTGGAACGCACTAGGCTGGAAGGCGGTAGCCATTTATTCGGCCGTCACTTCCAATGGTGACGATGTGATCTTGCCATTGCCGCCCGGCGCTGCCGCCGATTTCTGCTGCTCGTTGATCTGCTTCTGCAATTCGGCAATGACGGAAGCAACCGCGTCATAAGGTTGCGCGCCGAGTGCCTTGCCGATGATGGCCAATGCCTGTTCACTCAATTCAAATTTCAGCATCATGTTCTCCTATAGGATGGTAGTTGCCTGTTCGGAATTATTATAGATCTGGAAGTAGCACAAGAATGCATTGGTCGACGGCGTCAGCGATGTGGTGGCGGCCACTTGGATCGTCACCTTGTTGGTGCCGTCCAGGATCGACCAAACGGTGGTGAGGGTAGATGCACCGGTAACCGACTTGTCGCCGGTCGTTGCCGTGATGGACTTTGTGTAGACCCCGGCCTTATTGACCGCTGAATAGGTGACAGACTGTGTGAACGCCTGCACGTCGGTACCGTTGGTGCAAACGATTGTCGCCTGGATGGCCCCGCCGCACATGGCCAAGGCCGGGAGCGCAAATTCACACAATGACACGGGCGTAGCACTAGTGAGCACCTTGCCCTTGGCGACGATGATCGCCCGATCAACCGCTGTGTGTTGTGACGTACCTGTCGTCTTGGCACTGAAGCCGGTTTTCTCCATGACGTTGCCGGAAGCACCGGTGCCCGTTCCGAGTGAGGCACGACGGGTCCACAAGGCGCCGGCGGTGTCTGTAGTGCCCGCTACAGTGGACTGGACCTGTATGGTCTGCGCGATAGGAGCGGCAGCGTCGGCTTGGCCGTACTGGATATTGGCAGCGGCACCACCTCTTATAATAAATGTATCAACGCCTGCGTTTAGCGCTGATGCGGTTCCTGCAGCAGAGGACGAAAATGAATAACCATAGGGTGCATTGGAAGAAACGATAAATCCGGCAGTATTTCCATTCATCATACAAAAAGAGGACGTACCGGCTGCATTGGTGCCAGCTGTTAGATAACACATAATATTAAGTTGAGCGTTGCTCCCCGCGCTGTCAGTTAAAGAAATGCCGGGAAGCGTCAAGGCCTTTGGAGTCAAGAGCGAGGCCGTCCCGCCAGTCCCCAACTTCACAGCTTGGGTATTGGTAATCCGTAGAACGTCGGCTAATGCATTCTGTGATGTGCCGGTGGTTCCTGCTGGCGCGGTCTTGAAGACAATGTCGCCACCACTGCCAGTCCCCGTTCCCTTACTCGCATTGAAGGTCCAGTCCGCACCTGCGATGTTGGAAGTTCCGGTTGAAACGGATTGAACATTTAGAGATTGTGCAACGGGGGACGCCGCATCGACATCACCAAGCGTAATGGACGCAGCCGCATAGCGGAGTAATGCTTCGCCAAGTACGCCGGCGTTGTCATACAGGAAGCGCGTCGTGGTGCCGCTGGTAATCGTAGAAGTGCCAACCGTAAGTCCGCCGCCACTCGCCGCCGCCCACTTCACGCCGTTCGTTTGCGCCGAGTCAGCGGTTAGAACGAATGTGTCGCTACCGACGGGTAGTTTGTTGAGAGTATTCGGTCCAGGACTGACGAGGATATCGCCCTTGGCATAGGCCGATTGCCCGGTGCCGCCGCCGGTCCCCAAAAGCCCGGTGCAATTCGTAAGCGTTCCGGATGTCGGCGTGCCCAATATCGGCGTAACAAGCGTCGGCGTATTGGCAAAAACACAAGCGCCCGTTCCAGTCTCATCGGTCATCGCGGAAATAAGATTCGCGCTCGATGGCGTCCCTAGAAATGAAATAATGCCCGCAGCCAATCCGGAAACGCCGGTAGTGATCGGCAGCCCGGTGCATGCCGATAGATTGCCCGATGTCGGCGTCCCGAGGATTGGCGCAACCAATGCCGGCGTATTGGCAAACACCAGTGCGCCGGTACCGGTCTCGTCGGTGAGTGCCCCGGCCAAGGTGCCCGACGATGGCGTGCCGAGGAATGTCGCAACGCCGGCCCCCAATGCAGACAGGCCAGTGCCGCCGCGTGCCGCCGCCAATGTCCCCGACCAACCGACCGTGATCGATGCGGCATTGAGCAATGCAGTTAATGGCGAACCGCCGAGCGCCAATGTAACGTTGGTATCGTCGGTCTTGGTCAGCGCAGAACCGGATGGCGGGGGTGTGACCGGTGGCGTTTGCCACGTCCCATCACCGCGCCAGAATGTCAACGTCGATGCATTGGTGCCACTATTTAGATTGCTGACTGGCAAATTGCCGCTTACGGCATGGTCGGCATTCCAATCGCTCGGGCGCACGACAGTCGTGTCGGGACCGTCCGCGATCAGATCGACGAAGGAATGCTTGACGATCAGTGCCATTGCAACAGCCCTCAGCTGATGGTGATCGGTGGCGGAGTGGATGCCGGCACGGTCAGATGACCCTGCACCGCCGACTGGATGGACGACTTGATCAGCACGTCAAACATATAATTAAGCACCTGGTTGCGGTTTGCCGTGCCATTGATCGCGGTGTTAGCGGCCGACTGATACGCCGCGATAGCCGCGTCCATATCCGCATCGGCCAGGGTATAGGTCTTGCTGGCATTTGGGTTGCCCGTCTGCGTAATGGTCGCTGCGATAGTCGCCATGTTAGTTTCCCTTCCTTCTGAATGCGAAAGCGCCGATATCCTCGCGGCCGGCGTCGATTTCCATGGTACTGGTGGCAACCAACTTGAAGCCAAGCCGGCGCAGCACAGTCACCAAGCCTTCATGCGTCCAATACCAGCAGTGTTCATCCTTGCGGTAATGCTTGGAGCCGAGGACATGCGCCGCATCGCGAAAGATCGGCAGCGACAGAAATAGCCATTCGCTGACCTTGCTCAACAACGGCCGGAAGTCGTGCATGTGCTCAAGTACGTCCCACATCGACACGGCGGGGAGTGAATGCCATTCGGGGTCAAACCATAACTCGCGTTGTTTCAGCCAAGCCACGCCGGCCGGATTGATGTCAAAACCGAACGTGGAATATCGCCGCAGCAGATTGCGCTTTTCAATGAAGGCGCCCGAGCCGATCCCAACATCGAGCAGCAAGCCTCGGTAACACTGTTCGACAAAGGCGACCCGCGCCGTCATCAGCCTGCGGCCGATCGGCTCGGCGGCCTGCCTTGTGAAGCGGTCAAAATACGCCTGATCGTAAGGGCATTCCGTTACAGGGAAATAGCCGACGCCAAGCTCGGGAAACCATTGCAGATGCCGCTCGGCAAGCGAGTCACGCAGCGACTTTCGAGGAAGCGGCGGAACTGTTGCATCAGGTCCGGGATCGCCTTGGTGCAGGTGTGCCGCATGTTCGTGCATTGACAAAAGTCCTTCGGGGTGGCGAAGCCGATGCGCGAGCAATCGAGCCGGGGGTCGAGCACGCGGCTCGGCGCGTTATGTCCGCCCTGGCCGCCAAGCACGACAAAGCAGTCCTTGTTGAGCGCCAGCGCTGCCGGGATGATAAAGCCCATGCCGCCGATAATGATGTCGGACGCCGCGAACAGCGCCAGCATATCCATGACCGGCAATTCGCCGTGAATGAACTCGCTGTCACCCTTGGGCGGTACTCCAACGAACCACTCGGCGGCATGGGCAACGTCGGCCACGCAAACGATATGATGCGTCGGCCGTAATGCCTCGACGATATCCAGAATGTATTGCGGCTCCGGATTGCGCGCGGAATTGAACCATTCGCTCCTGACGGTGAGAGGCCGCACAAAGGCGAGCGGCTTGTCGGTTCGGATTGCACGCGGCAGCGGTAACGGTGGCAGATCGAGCGGCGGTGCGAAGCCGATGCCGAACGATTCCTCCATGCCGTTGATGATCGATCGGCCCGCCAGAAAGGCCCGCTGATAGGTGTTGCGCACAGTCTGCGCCCGCGGCGGCCGCGGCACCCAAGCCACGCGGCTGCGCTCGATGTTCTTGTTCTGCGTGCGCAGCCGTGAATAGCCGCCCGTTGGTCTGACAAAGCGAACCGGCAGATCAGCATAGAATTCCGGCCATGACGTCTCGAGGGTTATCTCCCGCGTGCGAGCCAAGATGCGAATAAATGCACGCTGATAGATATTGTCGCCCAGCCCTTGCATGCCTTGAATATGCAGCCGCCGATCAGGCGACGCGGGCGACGGCTTCGGTTGCGGCTGAAACTGCGGCGGCAGATACATGGTCCTCCAATCGCACGATTGGCCACAGTGATAAAGCGCTGCCCGGCGAGGCGTTGACGCATTCGATATTGAGCGCCGTCAGATCCTCCGCCACCTTCGGCAAGTCAGTCTGCTGCCGCCTCCAGCAATCCGCCGTTGGCTTCCATGGATGCGGCGGATGATGATGGATCTTTCCATCTGCTCCAGCCTTCTGATCAATGCCGAGCAAGACGAGCTTTGTCACGCCGAGATGCACCGCCAAGTTAATGGCCGCAGTCAGCGTGGTGTTCTTGACCTGCAGCGTATGCGTATCGGTGGCAAGGCCGACGCTGGTCTTGCGGATCACGTTCAGTACTGGCGGCGGACCGCTTGCGGCGCTCGAACAACTGACGATCTTGCCGGCAAACTTCATCAGCGCCATGCGGTGGTGCAGGAACCAACGCATGTCGGCAAATACGACGTATTGCGCCCACGGCACCGCGATGTAACTGCTATTGATGGCGATGACGTTCTTGCCCTTAAGCAATTCAAGATTCTGTTCAAGCAGTGAAGTGCCGCCGCCGATGATATAGGCAATATCCCCTTTCCATAACGGCTCGATGCGCCAGCTCAAACGGCGAGCCTCTTGTATTGCTGGATCATGTCGTTAGCGCTGGGTGGCAAGACTGCTGTCGCCGAGCCGGCAATGCCAAAACGGTTGTAGTAATCGCCGAACGACACCGTGGTATCGCCGTGCGTCGTGCTACGCACCGACGGATCGCGCGTTGCGGCAAATCGTTGCGCCCGCAATGTCTCGATGCATGCCTGTGAAAGTAATGCCGGGCATTCATCGGGCAAATTGTATCCACCGCTATATAAGGCAATTAGTTCGCCGCACCAATGGCCATTGATATTCCAGAGCAGGCCGGCTTCCTCATCGAGTTCATAACTGGTCGCATCGACTTCGGTGCCGCCGACGGTGATCGATGTAATCTCGCTGATCGGAAATTGTCTTAGATTAACTGCACGCACCGGATCGCCCCATCCCATGCGGAAATTTTCCGACACCGTCAGCATGGCAAAATGGCGGTCGCACAATTCGCCGATCATGCGCGAAGCTCTGGTGATGTTTTCCGCCATGATGGCGTCGACCGCGGTGTTGCCGGTTATGCCGAGTGCGGTATTCACCGCATCCACCGTGGTCAGGTCATAATTTGGTGCGGTCGGCCCGAGGATGGTGAAAAGGGATTTTCTCATGGCTCATATCTACCCGTTGGCCCCTGCGGGCCGGGTGGACCGCGCTCGCCGTCCTTGCCGTGGCTGCCTTTGCGCACGAACAATTCCCATTGCTTGGAATCGCCCGGCTTGTTCTTGGCGCCCTCGACCATGCAAACCCAGCCATTGCCGCCGCACGACACCATGTCGTCAAGGTGATAATCCTCGTCGTGCTTCCATGGCCCGCGGTAACGTCCGCGCGATGGCCCGGCGCCGTCCTTGCCGTCTAATCCCGGCGCGCCGGCCGGACCAGGTTCGCCCTTTTCGCCCTTAATTCCCGGTGAACCGTCCTTGCCATCGCGGCCATCCTTGCCATCGATACCATCCTTGCCGTCACGAGGTTTTGGCAACTCGGACAATCTATCGAGTGTTGCGCTCATGTTCATAAGCTGACGGCGAAGCTTATCGTTCTCGTCACTCAGATAGCGCAGATTGTCAGCAATATCCCCTTTACCCGGCAGCTTGGCATCCATATCGATAAGTCGTTTTTCCAATCGATCGATTTGCGCATGACACGGACTGATTTGGTTCTTGATGATTTCGGCAATCTCGCGCCCGATACTATCCTCAAGCTGCATGGCCTAGGCTCCTGCGGATGGCGTCGAGCAAGGCGCGCTGATTGATCGGAGTCGGTGCCGGCGTGGCCGGATTGGGCAGCGGCGCCGGGGCCGCTGTCAAAGCCGGCGCATTGGCGCGGTTGGCCAAAGCCTCGAGCGTGAACATCTGCTGTTGCGCCATCGGCGACTCGCCGCCGGTTACATCGATGTAGCCGAGCACCCGACGTGCTTCGTTGGGCGACAGAATGCCCTTACTCACTGCCTCGGCCAGCACCGTGATCTGCGTCTGCGAGTCCATGCGGAACAGGCCGGTCAGATCGAATTCGGCGCGATAGCCGGCATCGATCAGGCCAAGACCTTCCGATAGGATCAGTTCGATGTGCTCGATCAAGGACTGCAGACATTGCTTGTAGTACTGCAGATCGAGCAGCTCGGCGTTGTTGTAGTTGGGCGGATCTTTGACCCCAACCATAAAGGCCGGGATGCCGAATGCGGTGCAGATCGTTTCGTCGGTATGCTTGAGCTGCTCGATCAATTGGCTGTCGACGGCATTCTGCTGCAATGCATTCCATGTCACGCCCGAACCGAGCACAGCGACCCGGCCCTGGTTTATCCCGGTGTAATTGCTGTTCCAGTTGTTCTGCAGTCTTTCCGCGGTGGTCTGATCGATGTTGCCCGGCGCGGTGAGGATGCCCGACGGCCGCGCCGCGTTGCCGAAGAACGAAGCCGAAAATTGCTGGATCGACAGCCCGCGCACCGCCGGGGCTGCGGTCGAGTAGAGCGGCGACATTCCGACCAGCGGATGGAACAGGCAATTGATGCGGTCGTGCATCACCTCGTCAGCCGGCACCGTGACGCGGTCCACCGGGATGCCGGCCAGGTTATCGGTGTTGAGCTCGTAGAATACCGAGCCGTCGGCGGCCACCATCGGCTTGACCCGATTTGGATCGAGCACATACAGCGCGCTGACCACGTTGCGGTTATCGCGTTCCTTGAGGATGTAGGAATTGCCGGTGCGCAGTTTTGCGATCAGCCAACTCTCGAAGAACTGAATCCGATTCTGGTAGCGGTTTGGCTTGTTCAGCACCGGCGAGAACGCACTGGTGCTGGTTTCCTCCCACACCTCGTCGACCGGCGCCATCAGCTTCAGCCGCATCTTGGCTATGTCGGCGGCGATCATGGAAACGCAACGGTACAGCGTCGCGTTCTGCAGCGGGTTCTCCATGCTCAACGGCAGATTGCGCTGCCAGGCGCCGGCAAAAGGTTCTTGCACGATCGGATACCAGCCGCGGTCGTATGCCGTCGCCGGCAGCATCGGTGACTGCTTGCGCATGGAGACCTCGAAGCCGAGGATCTTCACTCGTCGTCCTCGGCCCGCAGATCACTGCGCTGGTAGCGTTTTTTGCTCTTTTTTGCTGGCGGTTCGTCCTCGATCTCGACCGCCAATTGCGCCAACACCAACACGCGACCATCAGCGTCGGAAGCAGGCTCAAATACTTGACCCGCCTGCAACCGACGCTGGTCATAGTCGAACATTTTGATTGCCTTGAGCGTCATCAGGTGACCGCGCCGCCGTAGGCACAGTTGGTCAGATAAAACACGCCTTTGTCCCGCAACCGTTTCCAGGTCACGAAACGTTCGGCCCTAATAAATAGCAGGTTGTTCTGGAAGGCCGAGACCAAGTGGTAGTTTCCAGATGTTGGATTGTCATCGAGTTCAACCGAGGCTTCGGTCGAAGCCGAAATCTCCAACCCGCCCTCATCGGCAACCGCCACCGAAGGCGCATCCAACGCAACAACATACCCTGATGGCACATTGCCTGAAGTGATGATGTTCATCCCTGACAGACGATTATTGTCGATTTCCGAGAACTGCCGCACCCCGAGCGTCGTATAGATAGCCCCGATCGCCGTTGCCAATTGCGGCTGCATCAGTAGCACCAGATTCCCGGTGTCGATGTTGTTGTCCTGAAAGTGTTTCAGGATTTCGCGGAGATCATGGATCAGATCGGTGGAAGCAGTCCCCGATGCGGCATCACTGTCGGCACCGTTGGTGATCGAGGCCGGACGAGAACCGACGATTGCCGTGATCGACGGGGTGATAAACTGCTCGTCCATGAACTTGGCGATTGCGGCGGCAAGTTTTTTGCGCGCCCATTCTTCTACGGATGGGCTACTGAAGCGGGCAAGCTCTTGCGTTACGCCGACGATCAACGCGATCTTGTTGAACGCTAGCGTCACAGCGTCAAAAGCGCCTGCTCCTACCGGCTTGCTTTCGCCCTCCCCGACCCACTGGGCTGAAATCGCCCCAATGTCTCGGGGGATGCGTGTGTTAAATGGGACCCGCGTCAGCCCGGTGATCTTGCCGAGGAACGTCATCGGCAACAGATACTCGACGAACTCGGATGTGAGGTTCTGCGCATAGACCAGCGGTGCGGCCCATGTCGTGCCGGTTGTCGTACCGTAGGCTACCGCAGCCTTTTGCGTCAGATAGTTTTCCACCTGTGGCCATTGTCCGCAATATTGCCGCGCCACCGCAATGATATCGCGATGAAACTCACGCGCGTGCAATTGGCACGCCAGCACCTTCATCAATCCAATGCCGGGCTCGAGCGTCGGCGCCTTCACCTGGATAACGGATTGATGCATTGCCACGCCGTCTCCGTTGCTGACAGGTTTGGCGGTGCTGATCAGTTCCTTCTCGATCAGCCGGCAATCACTCAGTTCGCGATCGACCGACTTGATGGTGGTCGAGTGATCGTCAAACGCATTCTGTTCGGCCTCGTCCTTGGTGCGGTCTTCTTCCATGATCTTGCTTTGAATTGCGTCTCGCGCGGCCACTTCGGCGGCGCGTTTTGCCTCGAGGTCCTTGATCCTCTCGGCGTTGGTCTTCGTGGCCATAGTCCTGGCCTCCAATTTGATGGAACGGGAAACCGCGACGGCGGCGGGCTGAGGGCCTGACGAGGCCGGCAAGGCTGGTTGCGTATCGCCGGACGCGGCGCGCAGGCCTTGATCGATAGAACGAATGGTATGGATGGACGCTTCGGCATTGGCCGGAATGGTGACTGCGGAGACTTCTAAAATTTCATATTCGTCGTATTGCAAGCCGCCGCCCTTCAAGTGCGTGATTTTGTCGGCAACGGGCTTGAAGCCAATCGATACCGCGCGCACGAGGCCCAATTTGATCGACTGCCACGCCTCGTCGAGCCGGTCTTTTAATTTACCCGGTTCGGTCGACTGGGCGATCTTGGCGCGGAACGGAATTCCGTCATCGCGCGATTCGGCCCATACCACTTGGCCGATCGGCTCGCCCGATTTGTGTTGCCACAGCATTGGTAACGGAAGGCTATATTTAGCGCCGCGCGGCATAACCACGTCGCCGACGCGATCGGCACTCGGCGTCGAGGCAACACCTTCGATAATGCGTTGCTCGTCGTTGAACGACTTAATATCCAGCACCGAATAGGCGCGGTTAAGTGTCATGATTTCACCTTTGGGAATTCAGCCGACGAAGAACATCTGGAACGCCGGCGCCTCGTCGGGCTTGTTCTGCATGACCAAGGCGGCATCGAACATCGCCATGGCGCAGTCGATCTTGGCATCACCGGCGTTTTGCTTGGTGGCTCTTATCGCCGTCGCGGTCGGTTCGATCTTGACGTTGCCGACGC